TGCCCGGCCGGCGCACGACCATCGGCGGCACGTACGGCACCATCGGCGGCAGCGACGAAATGCTCGGCAGCGCGGCCCGGCCGGCAGACGTGAGCCGCCAGCGGCCCCACTTGAGCGCGACCAGACCCTCGTCAACCAGCGCGGCTACCGTCGCATCGATGATGCGCGGCGCGTGGCGACCGAGCCTGCGGTGCAGCGCGGACGCGCCGGCCGGCTCGACGTGCAGGGTGCGCAGGATCGCGGCGCGCAGGGTGTGGGTGTCGGTCATGCTGCTGGCCTCCAGCCCTTCGGCAGCTTGAATCCCGGCTCGGCTGCGCACTTCGGGCACAGGTAGCGCGGATTGCCCTTCGCGTTGACGTAGCGCGCGCCCGGGCGGTCGGTCCAGTACCAGCCATGCGCGCGGTTGAGCGTGCAGCGCTTCTGGTAGCGCGGAGCGAAGGTGCTCATGCGAACAACCCCGGTTCGCGCTGCCGCTGCACTAGCAAGTAGGTCATCGACGATCACTCCCAGATGTTCGGCGGCGTATTGCATGACGCGCTCGATGTACTCGCTGAAAGCCGCCACGTCGAGCGTCGTCGTGCTGATGCCGACCCGCCCGCCGCCAGGCGTTTCCTCGACTCCGATGAACTGGCGCTTGAAGTGCTCATGCCACGCTTCGGCGCTGTACTGCTTGCCGTCAACCCATGCGTTCGCGGCGATCTCGTTGAGCACGGCCCACAGCAATCGGTTCTGCGGGTTGCTGCGCTTGGCCTTGTGCTCTGCCACCAGCACGCCAAGCGGCTTGCCGGCCTGCGCCATTGCGAGCCAGTTCGACCGCAGGAAGGCGTAAAGCTGCCGGCAGTTGACTTCGTCGCGCAGCACGAACGTCTTGAGCATCAGCGCACCCGCTTCGACGTGATCTTGTCCAGTGCGTAGGCTTGCGCATACAGCACGAACTGCTGCTTCTGGACCGACAGCCCCGCGAAGGACCGATGCTCGAAATCGGCGTGATCCTTGCTCACCCGCAGGATGTGCGCGTCGTCGATCGGCTGGCCGCGACGCTCTTCCCACAACAGCGCGTAGGCGGCGCACTGCACCAGATAGTCGGAATAGATCGCGTTGCTGGTTTTCCAGTCGAGGATGGCCGGCTTGCCATCCACCGTCACCGCGTCGAACGTCCCGCCGAATCGGTAGATTTCCGACACCAGCGGGACTTCCGTCTCGAGGATGCGCAGGTCGTAGCGCTCGCGCCAGACAAGGAACTGGTCGAACGCATTGCGCGCCTGGCGCGTCTGTGCCTCATCCAGCGTCGATTCGGCCAGCTCACGCCCGTGAATGTGATCGTCGATCCACTGATGCGCGAGCGTGCCGGCGTTGGCTGCGCGCTCTTTCGCGGCGTCCATGTCGATGCCGTCGCGCCCGCAGTTGTATGCCCAGCGGATCAGCGCGCCAGAGTCCTTGAATCGGCCGAGCACAGTGGTCACGCCGGGCACTCGCGTGCCGTCGGCCAGGTGGTATCCGCCCTTGAGGGTAGGCATGGCGCGGCTCAGAACGGAATGTCGTCGTCGAGGTCGGGCGAACCGCCGGCCGGCTGCGTAGCTGACTGCGGCTTGGAGCTGTTTAGCGGCTTGTCCTTCAACGCCGCGACCATGCGCCCGAGCACTTCGGGCTGCGTCTTCTTGGCGAGAATCTCGGATGCGGTCAGCTCGCTGTCCGGGTCGAACACGCCGAAGATGTTCATCTTCGCGCCGATCGATCCGTCGGACTTCGCGTATTCCTCGCGCTGCAGCAGCAGGCCGATACGCTTGCCAGTCAACTCGGGGAAGATCGTCGCGGCCACCTTCTGGCGCGAATGGCTCGCGGCGTCCCACTTCTCGACCTGGCCGTCGGTCGGCGTGATCGTCTTGGCGCGGCAGATGGTCATGACGGCGTTCAACGTCTTCAAGCTCGGCAGCGCTTCGCCCTTGACGTTGTACGTCCACAGCGTCAGGAAATCGGCCTGCTGGCCGTCGTCGGACTTGAACGAGAACTCGACGCCCTCGGTCTGCTGGCGCGAGACAACGGCCTCGGCGCGGGTGAGCGTGCCGACGTACTTGCCGCTGGCGTCGATACGCGAAATGGTGTTGTCCGCAGCGGTGGCGGCCTTCGGGTCGAGGGTATAGGCGCGGGTCATGTTCATCACTCCGTGGTCGTGGTCAATTCGTAGTAGGCGCAGATATCGGCATCCACCGCGGCGAGGTCGTTGGGGATCGTGTCGGCGTCGAACAGGCCGATGGGCGACTTCACCGTGTCCTGCCCGCTGTTCTTGGTCGAGAACAGGTATTCGCCATCGGCCACGCGGGTGCGCAGCACGATCGAGAACAAGCCCTCGACGGTGATCTTCTCGTCGAGCAGCTTGCCGATCGTCTTGACGCGCGTGCGGCCGAAGTCGTCTGACTGGGAATGCGCGAGGATGTAGACGCGCACATGGTCGGCAAGTTGGTTTGCCACCGTGAGCACGTCCCAGGCGTGCCGGCCGATGTCGGTGAACTTCTCGAACCCCTTCTCGTCGCTGCGGCGCATGTACTCGTTGGCCAGCAGGTACTGGAAGTCGTCGATGACGATGACGGGCCGCTTCGTTTTCTGCATCAGCGTGCAGATCGTGCGGCTGTCGTCGGTCGTGAAGATGTTGCCGGCCGGCGCGTGCTCCTTGTCGAAGCGCTTCCAGTCACCAGAGCGGAAAGGCAGCGGCTTCTTGACGGTCTGGATCAGCAGCGTCTCGGCGGCGTTCATGTTGCGCAGGCTGGTCGTCTTGCCAGTGCCGGACTCGCCGATGACGAGGGTTGCGATGCTCATGGTTCAGGCTCCTTGGTTCAGGGTTCAGGTGGTCGTATTCCTCTCGGCAGCCCACCGTCTGCCACCACTGGATTCCGCCGTCGTTCATTTGCGCAGCCACGCCAGCAGGATCGGCACTCGCCGCCAGAACATCGCCTGCTCGCCGGGTAGCATCTCGACAAGCGGCCGATCCGGCTCGGTTCGCCGCGCTCGCGTCACGTCGCACTGCTCGGCGACTTCGCGGGCGCTGCGCAGGACGCGGGCCTCGCGGTAGGTGAGGTTCGGTTTCATGGTCAGTCCATCCGTGCAAGAAGCGCCGCGAGCTGCGGCCACACTTGATTCGGCCGGCCGTCGAGCCAGTCGAGCAGCGACACTGCGCCGCCCACCGCGAACGCGAGCAGCAGCAGGAACGCGCAGCCCGCGACTGCGATCGCAAGCCAGTCGGCGAAGCGGGCCCGGTGCATGGCAAGATCGGCCTGGCGCGCAGCGCGCATCACGGCGCCCTCGGGACGCATGTAGGCGGGCCTCAACGGATCGCCCCTTTCGCAAGCAGCCGCTCGATCTCGGCGGCGAGCGCGTCGGTCATGTCGCGCGCGATGCAGTCCGCCTCGCCGTGCAGGCCGCGCATCACGCGCAGGCGCAGCCGGTCTGCGGCCTCGAACAGGTCGCAGGACTGGCCGTCGATCTTGACCAGCACATCGACGTAGGTCAGCGTGCCGTCGGCCTGCAGGTCGGTGAGCGCGTCCGGGTCGTGCGCGATCGCCTGCGCGCGCTCGTAGCGCAGATTCGCGGCGACGCGCGCCTCGTGCGCCTGCTGCTCGACGGACTTGAGCAGCCGGTCGTCGCGCCGGTCGACGGCGGCTTGGGTGGCGGCGTAGGCGTTCACAGCATTCCTCCCAACGTGAGCACGCGGGTCGCGCGTTCGATCACCTGGTCATCGGCCGGCGTGCGCGCGGCACGGCCGGCGAGCTTGAGCGTCTCCGCGAGGGACTCGCGCAGCAGGCGGTTGGCGCGCTCGAGCTGCTCGCGGTCGCGCTGCAGGAGCGCGGCGCGGAACCCGTCGGCGGCTGCCTGCGGGCTGTCGGCGAGCCGGGGGAGATCGGCGAGGGCGATCCGCTCGTCGGCGTGGATCGGCGCGTCCGGGCCGGCGTGGCCGATGCTGGCGGTCGGGTTGCTGTAGCGGGCGAGGGCGGCGCTCATGACGCGGCTCCGGTTGTGCCGCCGCAGCGCTTCGCAATCGCCGCCTGCTCAAGCGCCTGATATTCGCCCTTCAGGCGCGCGTATTCGGCCTCCTGCTGCTTGGTCCCGCCGAGGAAAAACAGCGCCGGCCAGAACAACACCAGGCCGACGCCGGTGATGGCCTTGTCGTTGTCGGCCGCGGTGTCGAGCCGGCCGCCGACTTCGAGCATCCGCGTCTGCACTCGCACTTGCTCGGCGGCGAGCTGGTCGCAGTCGAACGACTGGTATTGCAGCGGCGAAACGGACTGGCTGGCGATGTCACGCGACGCCGTGGCGCAGCCGCCGAACATGGCGGCCGCGACGGCTGCGGCGGTGATGCGGGTCAGGGTGGTCATCTGGGCCTCCGTGCGTGATCAGTGGAGGCAAGATTAGCGGAGCGCTAAGCGTTTGTCAATAGCGCCGCGCTAAGCGTGTGGCGTAGGGGAAACCCTACGTCTGCACCATCCGTGGCGTAGCGCAGCGCTATTGACCATTGCTTAGCGACTCGCTATGCTTGTCGACATGACGCTCAACGAGTACCTCGCAGACCGCAAGGCGGTCGATCTGGCCCGACTGATCGGAGCGCCGCCGGTGCTTGTGTCGCAGTGGCGCAGCGGCGTGCGTGCAGTGCCGATCGAGCGGTGCACGGAAATCGAGGCCGCCACCGAGCGTGCCGTGCGCCGCTGGGATCTCCGTCCCGACGACTGGCATCGCATCTGGCCCGAACTGGTCGGCGCAGACGGCGCGCCGGCCGTGCCCACGCCCGAGCCCGCCGAGCGGGCCGCCTGATCCATGGCTGCCGACGGTTCGATGAACCTCGAATTGCACCCGCTTTGCACGTTGTTCCCTCGTCTGTCCGGCGCCGAGTTCGATGCGCTGCGCGACGACATCAAGGCCAACGGCCTACGCCAGCCGATCGTCCTGCACGAAGGGATGATTCTGGACGGCGGCAACCGCTACCGCGCCTGCATCGAGGCCGGCGTCGATGCGGAATTCGTTGCCTTCGAGGGCGGCAACCTCGTTTCCTTCGTGCTGTCGGCGAACCTGCATCGCCGGCACATGACTCCAGGGCAGCAGGCCGCGATCGTCGCCAGTGCTCAGGATTGGGCGAAGGCTCAGGCGCGCGGCGGGGATCGCAAGTCGGATCAAAGTGCAACGTTGCACTTTGATTCTGTCGCCAAGCGAGCCGCCGAATCCGGCGCCAGCGTTCGCACACAGAAGATGGCCGACAAGGTGGTGAAGGCCGACCCAGAACTAGCGAAGAAGGTCGCGCACGGCGAGATCAGCCTGCCGGCGGCGGTCGAGCAGGTCACTGGCAAGAGGTCGGGCGCGAAGATCCGGGACGCCGAACGCGAACAGACCGAGCGCGAAGCGTTCGGTGACTTCGACCCGATCGAGGAACTCAAGACGACGCAGGCCGAAATCGAGCGGCTGCAAGCGCAGATCAGGGCGTTGTCGGCCGACGACGTCCGGGCGGAACTGGCGCGGCAAGTCTCCATTCGGCAGGGGATCGAGGCGCGTTTAGCGCAGGAGATGAACAAGTCGAACGCGCTCGACAAGCAGCTTCGCAAGCTCGGCAGGACGCTGGAGACGCTGCGCAAGTTGACCGGCTCGGAGACGAATAACGAGGTCATCGAGGCGGTCCGTGCGATGACGAAGAAGGCTGCGTGATGGACGAACTGCGCGACTATCAGCTTCGCGCGGTGCAGGGACTGCGGGCAGAAATTGCGGCCGGCTGGCGCAACATCATCTTGTGCTCGCCCACGGGTTCCGGAAAGACGCTGATCGGCTGCCACTTGATGCAGGAGGTTCGGCGCAAGGGCAAGCGGGCGCTGTTCGTCGTTGATCGGCTGTCGCTACTCGACCAGACATCCGAGGTGCTGGACCGCTACGGCATCGATCACGGTGTCATTCAGGGCGGGCACTGGCGATTCCGTCCCTATGAGCAGATTCAGGTCTGCTCGCAGCAGACGCTGGCGCGTCGCGAGTGGCCGCAGACGGACCTCATCATCGTCGATGAGGCGCACACCGTCACTGAGACGGTGCGCAAGCGCATCGCGGCGAAGGATGTCGTCGCGATCGGGCTGACAGCCACGCCTTTCACGCGCGGTCTCGGCAAGGTCTACGAGTCAATGGTCAACGTGACCACGACGAATCGTCTCATCGAAGACGGTTTCCTGGCGAACTACCGGATATTTGCGGCCTCCGAGCCGGACATGGAGGGCGTGAAGGTAGTGGCCGGCGAGTGGGACGAAAAACAGACCTCCGAACGCGCGATGGCGGTGGTCGGTGATTGCGTGGCCGAGTACCTCAAGCACGGCGAGGGGCGCAAGTTCATCTGCTCGGCCGTCGATACGGCACACGTCGAGGAAATCTACAGGCAGTTCATGGCCGCCGGGGTTCAGTGCGCCACCTACACCTACAAGGTGAAAGACGACGAGCGGGCGGAAATCGTCAAGGAGTTCCGCAAGCCGGACTCGTTCATTCGCGGGCTCATCACGGTCACGGCGGCCTCGAAGGGGTTCGACGTGCCGGACATCGGCGTCGTCATCATGGCGCGGCCGTTGCGCAAGTCGCTGGCCGAGCACATCCAGTTCTTCGGGCGCGGCTTGAGGGCGCACCCGGACAAGACCGAGTGCATCGTGCTCGACCATTCCGGGAACAGCGCTCGGTTCTGGAACGAGTGGAACGACTTCTTCGAGGCCGGGGCGTCCGAACTGGACGACGGGCGGCCGAAGGCGAAGCCGAAGAAGACCGGCGACGCCGAAGACAAGATGATGAAGTGCCCGCAATGCAAGCACCTTCATCCCGTGCGGCCGTTCTGCCCGTCATGCGGGCACGAGTACCCGCGCCGCGAAGCGGTCAAGCACCTGGCCGGCACGCTCTCCGAACTGGTCGCCAGCGGCAACCGGCGCGAGCAGACGGTGCACCTGTGGCCGCAGATCGTGGCCTATGCGCGCGAGCGGCGCGGAGAGGACATGGTGGCCGGAAGACGGCTTGCTCTGGCGCTGTTCAAGCAGATGACGGGCAACTGGCCGACCAGCGACTACGAGCGCACGGAGTCGGTGCCGATCAGCCGCGAGGTGGCGAACAAGATCCGTTCCATGAACATCGCCTACGCGAAGGCCCGGCAGAAAGAGCGAATCATGGAGGCCGCTTGAACTTCCTTGCCGCCATGCAGTCCGCCGGGTTGCGACCACGCGACATCGTGGCCGATGGCCGCTGGCGTCGCTGCCCGACCGAAGACAAGCCGCGCAAGAAGAACGGGTGCTACCTGCTCGACCCGAGCGGCCGACGCGGGGTGTTCAAGAACTACGCGACCGATGCCGACTGGAATCGCTGGCAGGACGACACGATCACGCCTGCACAGGCCGCCGAAATCGAGCGCAGGGCGGCCGAATTGCGACGCAGGGAGGCTGCCAAGAGGATCGCTGCAATCGAGGCGATGCGGGCGCATTTCGCGGCCCTGCCGCCGCTTCGTGAAGGCCATCAGTACCTGTTCGACAAGGGCCTTTCGATGCGCGGCTGCGAAGGGCTTCGTGTCGATGGCGAGCTGCTCGTGATTCCGATGTTCCGCGGCCGGGCATTGATGAGCTTCCAGACGATCACGCCGACCGGGGAGAAGAAGTACCGCTACGGCTGCCCGATCAAGGGCAGTGCGTACACGCTCGGCCGCCCTGGCGCCGTGGTGACATGCCTTGCGGAAGGGTTCGCCACGGGGCTTGCGGTCTACCAGTCGATGCCCGAAGCGCGAGTGCTGGTCTGCTTCGACGCCGGGAACATGGTCAACGTTGCGCGACAGGTCGTCGTGCGAGGGATGGCGGTGATCTGCGCGGATAACGACTGGCAGACCGAGCAGCGGATCGGAACGAATCCCGGAATTCAGAAAGGCCGGGCGGCGGCAGACGCGATCGGATGCGGATTGGCTGCGCCGCAGGGTATCGAAGGATCGGATTGGGCTGATGCGTTGAAAGAGGGATGGAGTCCGGCTCGGGTGCGGGTCGAGATTCTGCGCGGCGCGCGATTTATCGCCGTGGAGGCGGCGACGCAATGAACACCGCCGCGCAGCGGGGCGTCATCCGCTGCCGTCCGCTCCGCGTCAGGTGTGGGCCTGCATGGGCCGCCGAGCACGAAACACCGCTGATCCCGAGGCGCAAATCGGAACCGAGGCCAATAACCGGGCAACTACCCGCAGGCCCTCGGCGCTGCTGGCTGGCCCGCATGAGCGGGTGCCGATCGGGCGGGGATACCACGGAGGTCGGAGCGGCCGTGGGAAGCGATCGGATAAGCAACCGAAGGCCCCTTCCTCACGTCGTGGGGGAAGGGGGGGCTATCGCTCCGAAGGGCTAGGAGAAGCGAGATGGTGCAAGCGGGCGACCGCGAAGCAATCGGACGCAGGGCGAACGCGCTCATGCGCGCCGGCTTTTATTCGCGCGACGAGGTGGCGTGGTTATCCGAGTACATCAGGCGGGATGGCGTGACATTGGACGAGATCGAAGCCTTGTTGGCGAACGCGGAAGAACTGGCGAGGCGTGCATGACCTGCCGCCACGCCAAGCAAGTCGGGCCCGTGCTCTGCTGCCTGCACCCGAGCGAGCCGCAGCGCGACATCGGCCCGAGGGCGGCGTCGGTGGTCTGGCGCAACAGGTGCGCCGGCAATGGGTGGGCGGCGAATTGACATCCTCCCGGCCCTAAAGGACCGGGATTCCCTCTACAGGCGCTCGATGTCCCGAGCGGGCAAGCAGGTTCAAAGCAGCGTTCACATCACGATCATGCGAAGCACCACAGTCCGAACAAACCCACTGCCTTATTCCAAGACCTGCGATACCTTTCGGCCGCGAGTCGGGCAGTGCGCCGCAACTCGAACAGGTTTGGGAGGAAAACGACTCGTTCACTTCCTCGTACCAAGCCCCGTGCGCAATCGCTTTGTAGCGGAGCATGTTTCGGAAGGACGACCAGCTTGCATCGAGAACGGACTTCGCCATGCTGGTCTTGGCGAGTCCGGCCGCGCTCACGTTGCCCACGGCGATGTAGTCGAAGTCTCGAACGATGCGGGCCGAGACTTTATGCAGGAAGTCGCGGCGAGCGTTGAGGACGCGGCCGTGAATACGGGCGGCGTGCCGCTTCTTGCCGGCCCGCTGCGCAGCGGCGAGCTTCGATTCCAGCTTGCGCAGGTGGCGCGGGTTGTCGATCTTCTCGCCGGTCGAGAGCGCGGCGAATTCCTTCAGGCCGAGATCGATTCCGACACCGCGCACCGGCTCACGAGCGTCAGCGGCGGCGACTTCGACAACTATGTTCAGAAACCAGTTTCCACGAGCATCGCGCGAGAAGTTCGACCCGTCCTTGATCTTGCCTTCTGGCAGCGGCCGGCTGTTGAACACGCGGAAGGTGTTGCCGGCGAACCGGAAGGCATCGCCACTGCGCTTCAGGTCGCGCCCCTTGAACGGCACCCATCCAAGGGAACGTCGACCACGGTAGCGCAGGAACGGCCGTCGGTGCTGCTGGCGCGATCTGGCGTACTGCTCGCAGACGGCGTTGATCGCGCCCGAGTGCAGGCCGAGTTCCGCGCTGCTGCCGGCCGTGAGCTTGTTCAGGTCGAAGCCGGTAAGCCATTTCCGACCGAAGCGCAGCGCGTCTTTCTGCCGGTCGTTGCAGTAGTTCCAGACGAAGTTCACCGCTCTGGACTGCTTGTTCAGCAGCCCGTTCAGGGATTTCACCCGGTAACGGTAGACGAGGATCACTTGTGCTTGCGCAAGTATTCGTCCACCGCGCGGCGGACGTGCTCGGCCACTGATAACCCGGTCTTGTCTGCTAGCGCACGCAGCGCCGCAACGACTGGCTCGGGCAAGAATACGTGTGTGCGCTTCATGCACACATCTTACCACAGGAATGCGCCCCTTCGGGCCGCGCTCCTATCCCTCCCCGGCATGAATGCCGGGGTCTCCCGGAGCATCCAATGAGCGGCCTGCGCTGGAGCGCCGAGCAGTACGCCGCCTGGCAGCGCAGGGAAGAGGCGCGCGAGTACCTGGAGACCCCGCCAAGCGCCGAACGCGAGCCGGGCAAGGGGGTAGTAGCCGTCGAGCCGAAACAACGCCTCAGCGGCCCGAAATTCCGCAGCAAGGCCGAGGCCAGGTACGCAGAAATCCTCGAGTCTCAGCGCCGAGCGGGCCAGATCGACGCATGGCGGCACGAGGCGGTGACGCTCACGCTGGCCGATGGCTGCCGCTATACGCCGGATTTCCTCGTCATCGAGCGCGGCCGGATGACGCTGATCGAGGTCAAGGGGTTCATGCGAGAGGCGGCGCGGCTGCGGTTGCGGATTGCAGTCGAGCAGTACCCGCACTTCGGTTGGTGCCTGATCTGGGCGAAGCGCAGTGGGTTTGAACCGGAGAGGCTTGCATGACCGCCCTCGCCGCCGGAGTGATGGTCGGGCTGGGCGTCGGGTGGTGGCTGTTTCGGGAGCCGGTGTGATCGTCTCGACAGACAACCTGCGCGCGATCGCCGACGACCTGGATGACGCAGACGAGGCGTTAGAGGCGTTCGTCCTGGTGGCGGTGACTGCCGACGGAACGGGCCAAGTCGTGCGGATCATGTCGTCGTCGCAGGACAAGGCGGCGAGCGCGCTGGTCTTGGGCAGGGCCGTCGATATGTTGCGGGGAGGGGCGCTGCAGTGATCGCGCCGGACCCCGTAGGTGCCGAAATCCGCGCCGCGATAGCCCGCAGGAAGGGCATCAGGCCGGACAGGGATACGCCGGACCCGAAGGCGGTAGAGCGCCGCCGGAAGCTGGAGGAAATCGCAGAGCAGCGGCGAATCAGGGAGCAGACGGAATGGCTGTAGAGGGCATTTCGTACATTCGTTGGTGGGGCTTCTCATTGAACGAGGGCGGGACTCCGGTGAATGTCCACGCGTCATGGTTGCGCCCGCAGTATTGGTTGTTCGTGTACGTCTACTTCTTCGGCAGGAGGGCGCATTGGACGCTGGCGAGAAAGCGATGAACCGCGATGTACTCGCCGACTTGCTCGCCAGATGGGCGATGTGGGTACATGCAGGGAACCGTGCCGGCTTGGGCTATGCGATGGTCGGCTATGCCGAGAGGGTCGGCAGCAGTTTCAGCGTGGACAATTCGCCCCCTCCGGTCGATCCGGCCATCCTGCGGGTTGACGCCTGCATCCAGCGACTGCCGCAGCAACATCGGTCAGTCGTCTGGGCGCACTACATCCTACCCGGGACGGCGAAATCCAAGCAGGCGCGGATGAACATGGGGCGGGATAGGTACTACGAACTGCTGGATCACGGCCGGGCGTTCGTGGCGCATATGCTCGATGAAGAGGCGGCCGGCTAACGCTCCGCATAAGCCGCGTAGTGAAGCGGAGTCGGCTTGATGCGGTTGTTAGGCGATTTTGGAGGGTGAAATGTACGCGGAATTGATGAATGAAAACGTGCGGATACGAGCAGAAAACGTAATGCTCAGGAAGGTGGTATTTGCGCTGATTGCGCAAGCCGACAAAGATCCGTTTATGAGTATCGGGCATTTCGCAGAACACGGCCACGCAAGCTCGGCGCTTGCCGAGATACGCGCGCTCAACGACGAGCAAGAGCGGCAGATGGCGCAATTTATCAAGGAGCAGATGGCGTGAGCGAAGAACAGCGAGCACTAGTAACGGTCACGGCAGACCTAATGGACTATGCCGGTGAGGTCGATTTGGCAATCAAGGAGTGCATCAGCCGCGCTGTCCACGAAGCGATCTATGACGTTGTGAAGGCCGAGGTACGGCAGGCGTACCTCAAATCCAGCCTGCGCGAGACGTTGCTGCCGAAGATCGTTGACGAGACATTGAGGCGGATGGCGCGGGAAGCGCAGTGATCGGATTTATTTTGTAGCGACACAGTGTCGATACGTCGCAACAGATGTTAGTGTTTTAGCGCAGGCTGGCGCATTGCCAGCAGGCAAGTCTCCTCCTGTCGGTGGTTCTTCGGCTCGCTTCGGCGGGCCGTTTTCTTTTCAGCGATGACGCCGCGAGGCAGTCGCATACAGCGATGGCAAGGCCAACCAAATTCAAAGCCGAGTACGTCGAGCAGGCGAAGAAGCTTGCGCAGCTTGGCGCCACGGACAAGGAAATAGCCGACTTCTTCGAGGTTCACGAGGCTACGTTGAACCGCTGGAAGGCGGAGCATCCGGCGTTTTGCGAGTCCTTAAAGGTCGGCAAGGCCGAGGCCGACGATCGTGTCGAGCGTTCGCTGTATCACCGGGCTACCGGGTACAAGCACGAGGCGGTCAAGATGTTCCAGGCGGGCGGCATGGTGCTGCGAGAGGATTACGTCGAGCACTATCCGCCGGACACGACGGCGTGCATTTTTTGGCTGAAGAACCGCCGGCCCGACCTGTGGCGTGACAAGGTGTCGGCAGAACTCAGCGGCCCGAACGGCGGCGACATTCCCGTATCGGTTGCTGTGCGCTTCGTGCAGGCCAATGCGGGAAATTGAGGCCCAATTCCCCGACAAGCTCGCGTTCCTCTTCGAGCCCGCCCGGTACAAGGTGGCCCACGGCGGCCGGGGGTCGGCGAAGTCCTGGGGCTTCGCTCGGGCGCTGCTGATACAGGCGGCGCAGCGGCCCTTGCGGGTGCTGTGTACGCGGGAGATTCAGGTCAGCATCGCCGATTCGGTGCACAAGCTCCTGAGCGATCAGATCGCCGCATTGGGGCTCGGTGGGTTCTACGAAGTCCAGCAGACGACGATCAAGGGCGCGAACGGCTCCGAGTTCGTCTTTGCCGGGCTGCGCCAGCAGGACGTGAACAAGCTCAAGTCCTTCGAGGGCGTTGACCGATGTTGGGTGGAGGAAGGGCAGGCCGTCACGAAAAAATCGTGGGACGTGCTGCTGCCGACGATCCGCAAGCCAGGCTCCGAAATCTGGATCACCTACAACCCGGAACTGGACACCGACGAGACGCATCAGCGGTTTGCGGTCAAACCGCCGCCCGGCGCAGTCGTCGTCCAGATGAACTGGCGCGACAACCCCTGGTTCCCGCCCGAGTTGGAAGCCGAGCGCCAGAGCACGAAAGAGCGCGACCCGGACGGCTACGAGAACATTTGGGAGGGCAAGCCCAGGCGAGCCGTCGAGGGCGCCATCTACCTGCGCGAGATGGATGCGGCGATTGAAGCGCGGCGCATCCGGCCGGTTCCCTACGATCCGCTGCTCAAAGTTCACACGGTTTGGGACTTGGGCTGGAACGACTCGATGTCGATCCTGTGCGTGCAGCGGTCGGCCTCCGAGGTTCGGATCATCGACTTCCTGGAGGACAGCCACAGGACGCTCGACGATTACGTCGCCGACCTGAAAGAGCGCCGTTGGAATTGGGGCTATGACTGGCTGCCGCACGACGGGGCGACGAAGAACATCCAGACCGGCAAGAGCGCCGAGGAAGTGCTGCGCAAGCTGCAACGCTCGCCGCAGATCGTGCCGATGATGGATGTGGAATCCGGCATCAAGGCGGCGCGAATGATCTTCGGGCGCTGCTACTTCGACGAGGAAAAGACCGGGCCGCTGGTGGAGCACCTGAAGCGGTATCGCCGGCATGTGAACAAGCAGACGAACGAACCTGGGACGCCGTTGCACGACGAGCACTCGCACGCGGCCGACGCCTTCCGCTATCTGGCGGTTGTGGTTGACCAGATGAAGAACGACGACAACGGGCGCCCGATCGCATACCCGAAACCGAAGGGAATCTACTGAATGGCAATGACGATCACCGAAGCCGGGCAGTTGCGCGACCTGAAGCAACAGGTCGAGGCATTGACGGCGCTCGTGCGTGCTCTTGCCGCCGAGGTTGACGCACTGAAGGCGAAAGATGGCAAGCGACGATAAGCGCCTGCTCGCGGCCATCGAGCGCGAGGAAACCCTTGCCGAAGATGGCGATCTGGTCGAGGACCGGATCAAGGCGATTCGCCTGTATCGGGGCGACAACACGAACCCGGCCGAGGAAGGCCGCAGCCAGTACGTCGCGCGCGATGTGTATGACGTTGTCGAGACGGTCAAGCCGCAACTACTGAAGCTCTTTCTGTCGGGCGATCAGGTCGTGCGCTTCGAGCCGACCGGCCCGGAGGACGTGGAGCAGGCGAATCTCGAAACCGAGTTCGTCAACTACATCGCGCTCCAGAAGAACGACGCATTCGGCGTGTTCGACGGCTGGATTCACGACGGTCTGGTGCAGAAGAACGGCTACGTCGTGGCGTATTGGGATGATGCCGAGACGGTCGACCGTGAGTCGTATACGGGGCTGGCCGAAGACGAGATCGCCCTGCTGTTGCAAGACGAGTCGGTTGAGGTCTTGGAGCACGAGCAGGACGAGATGGGCCTGCACAGCCTCACGGTCGAGCGCAAGCGCACCTATGGCTGCGTGCGGTTCGAGAACATTGCGCCGGAATCGGTACGGGTATCGCACACGCACACGAAGGTAGACCTGTCCGACTGCGATTTCGTGCAGCGCCGGGAGCGCAAGACGCTCAGTCAGTTGAGGCTTGAGGGGTTCAATGTTCCCGACGACCTGACGGACGGCGGCAACGACGATTCGGAAGAGGAAACCCGCGAGGAAGGCCGCTGGCGCGATACGGATGCGGTCGATCCGGCGATGCGGCAGGTGCTCGTGCGTGAGACGTGGATCAGGACTGCGCTGTACACGGGCGGCAAGAAGGCCGAACTGCGGCACGTGGTCGTCGTCGGCACGACGGTGTTGCTGAACGAGGTTTGCGACCTGATCCCGGTGATTGCGTGGAGTCCCAAGGCGCTGCCGCATCAGCACACCGGCATGTCGGTCGTGGACGAGACGGAGGACGTGCAGGGCGTGAAGACCGCAATGACGCGGGGTGCGTTGGACAACGTCTATCTGTCGCTGAACGGCCGGCACGCGATCGACACCGACCGGGTCAATCTGGACGACATGCTCGTGTCGCGCCCCGGAGGTTTGGTCCGGGTGCAGGGCGACCCTGGCTCGGCGATTTTCCCGCTGACCAGCGTGCCAACGCAGAGCATCGCCCTGCAAGCGATCGAATACTTCGACCAGGTACGGGAAGCCCGTACCGGCGTCACGCGCTACACGAGCGGACTTGACCCGAATGCCTTGAACAAGACGGCCACGGGGATCATGCAGTTGCAGGCCGCTTCGATGGCTCGCGTCGAGTTGACCGGCCGCAGGCTTGCCGAGGCGGTCAAGGTGCTGTTCCTGACCATCCACGCGCTGACGCTCAAGCACGGTCGCAAGGCCGAGATGGTGCGCCTGTCGAACAAGTGGGTGGTTGTCGATCCGTCGTCGTGGAAGCGGCGCATGGACGTGACCATCAGCGTTGGCTTGGGCACCGGCAACCGGCAGGAACAGTCGATGTTCCTGATGCAGATGCTGCAACTGGCGCTTGGGCCGGGGCTGCAAATGGGCCTCACCGATCCGTCGAAGCTCTACGCGATGCTGGCTCGGCTCACGAACAACGCCGGGTTTAAGTCGGTCGAGGAATTCTGGTCCGATCCGAGCGGCCAGCCGCCGAAGCAGCAGCCGCCCGATCCGCGTTTGCTGATCGAGCAGGCCAAGTTGCAGCAGGCGCAGCAGGAAACGCAGATCGACGCGCAGCAGGGGCAAGCGAAGTTGCAAGCCGAAATGCAGATCGAGCAGATGAAGCTCGCGGCGGAATCGCAACTGGAGCGCGAGCGGATCGCCTCTCAGGAGCGGATCGCTGCTGCGAAGTTGGCTGCCGACGAGAGGAACGAGCGCAGGCGACTCATTATCGCCCGCAACCAAGCGTTCTCCGCGCGCATGAAAACAACGAAGGTGCGAGATGAACGACGAGCTTCCTGACGACGACCTGCCTGAGTTCGACGATGTCGATTGGGGTCAAGTGATGGTGCAGGCGCTGCAACAACTCGCGCAGATGCAACAGCAGCAGATGCAGATGATGGCGATGCTTGCGCAACAAATCGAGGCGGCAGCGATGGTGCGCCGTCGTGTCGTGAGAGATGAAACGGGCCGGGTGGTCGGCTCCGAACCTGTGATCGAGGGCTGACGATGAACGAGAACATGCAATCCGGCGAGGCGCTCAAGGCGCCGGCTTTCCGGTATCGCGTCGAGTGCGTGGGCGCCGATGGTCGCGTCACGGGCGGCACGGAAATCGAGCAGACGAACAACCTGCACCCAATCAACCGGATTCCCCGGTACTCGGTGCGCCTTGGCGGGCAGATGGTCTATGCCGACTCGCCGCAGGCCCTGCGAGCCGCGATCGAGGATTTCGAGCGCCAGGCGCAGGAGCGGGCGCGCAAGAAAGCCGCAGCGGTGGCGCAGGAAGCCCCGCAGACGACGCCCAAACGTGTTGCGAGGTCTGCGCCAAGGGCGGCGTCTGTCGAAGCCCCTGACGCCGATTTGGTGGCGCTGCGGGCATTTATCGCGCAGACGAACGAGCGTATCCGGCGGGCGTATGAAGCCGAAGCTCGGTCGGCGCTGTTGGCGCGGCATATCGCGCTGGAAATCGAGTTGCGACAACAGGACGACGAGGAAGCGTTGACCGCTTTGGAGATTGGGTAAATGACGCAAGCAACGATTCTGGCTGCCGCGCAGACGGCGGCGACTTCTAGTGACGTAGTGGTGGCGGCCGGCTCCAGCGTGACGGTGGGCATGTTCACGGTATCCGGTGCGCTGCCTGCGTTCGTGGGCATGTCGATCATGCACGACACGCCGGGGGGCGACTTGCTGGTGGGCGTGCTGGATCTGGCGCGGCCTGCGGTGGTGCTGGACGGACCCGGCACCTATCGGGTGGTGCGCGGCGACATTACAGCGCAGGGCGTGGATGTCGGCGTGTACAGCGAGACGTAAATGCTCCGTCCGCTCGTTCGCCCCATCGTTCGCCCGCTCGTGCGCCGGGTGACTGAGCCGGGGTTTGGCGGAAACAAAACTCCCAAGCCCGGCGATTACCTGCTCGACGCGAAGAACGGCAACTACCTGACCGACGAGTCGGGCAACAAACTTACGGCTTGAGGAGATAGCACATGGCAGACATAGCAATCCCGTCGATTGCGACGGCAACGCCGGTAGCGGCCGATACGGTGCTCGGGGTGCAGAGCGGGGCGGTCAAGCGGTTCTCGGTGGCGAACCTGCGGAAAGTGCTAATAGTCCCCGAATCTGCCGCGAATGACTTCGCGGCGCTCAGGGCGTTCTTCAATGCGGCCCCGGAGGGCGCTGTTATTCGCCTCGTACCGGGGACGACTTACAACGCGCACGGCGGGGCAATTGTTCTGAAGCCGAATCAGGCGCTCATAGGAACCGGTGCGGTCATCAGGCGTGCCGACGAGGTCAAGACGACGACTTCGGCCAATCTCGCCTACGGGGCCACCTCTACGGTCGCGGTTGTGAGCACGGCCGGTTTTGTCGTGGGTCAGCGCGTCGGGGTGTACGGCACGATCTCTGGCGGCGCTACGGCGATCTGCCGGGACGCCTATATTTCGGCGATCGGCGCGTCCGATCTCACGCTGACCATTGGCGCGCAGTTTGTCAATCTGGCGACCGGCGCAGTTACCAGTTCAGATATTGTCTCTGGTGCCACGGTTATGACGCGCGGCCCGCTAATCGACTCCTATAGCCTTGTCGACGGCACTGCACCCACGCTGATCTCCGACATCGTGATCGACGGGAACGTCGCGGGCAATGCTGCGATGAACCGTTGGGAGTATTGCTCCGAAATCAAGGCTAAGACTAAGGGCGGCCTGATCGAGAATGTCTCGCTCTCGAATAGTTGCGGCGAGGGAATCGTCGTTTATGGCACAGCCCCACGAATCAACGGGGTGTTCGCCAAGAGCCTGAACGGCAACGGAATCCATTTCAACCACGGATGCTACGACCCGATTGTCGAGAACGTCTACATCGACGGTTGCTGCTTGACGGACATCGGGCATTCGGACGGCGCGATCATTGCCAGCAACGAGACCTACCGGGCGATCGTTCGCGGATTCAGCCTCAAGAACTCGCGCAAGGCGGGATTTGGATCATGGGACCAAGTGGATAACGCATTCGCCAAGATCAGCGACGGGTTTATCGAGAATTGTTGGGGCGGCGGGCTGCGTTTGTTCTCAGCTTCTAGCACTCCCGGTAACGTGTCCGAAGGCGTACACGTCGAAAACGTCGATGTAGTCGATTCGTCGGTGTCGTTGTTCGGCGCAGCGAGAACCTCTACTTCACTCCTCGGGGAGGCCAAGAATTGGAGAATTAAAGGGGTCCGGTTTTACGACTGCATGGCGTATTTCACGGGGCTGGTGGATTCGGAAATCAGCGTAGCAGCGCACCACAGCGATTCGTCCGTAGCGACGGCAACGACGACCGCTGCCGAGTGGGCAAATAACTACACCGGCCACTATTACGGGGCGGTTGGCGGTATCGTCAGCATCACGGCGTGCGAGCGATCGAGGTTCACGGTTGACGCATCGGACGGGGGGGCGGTTTCCGGTAAGGCGGTTATCCATATGCCAGTTGCCGCCGGCGGCCCGAATGCCGACAACCACTACGAACTCCGCGTTCGCGGCGGCGATTCGGGGATGCTGATCGAGGGCGTTTTCATGCGCTGCCGAGGGTTTCTTAAAGCCCACTCGTGGAGTGGGCAGGACGCGATCTACCTGCGGATGCAGGCGCGATCTGTGGACGCCGGCTATACAGCCGGGCGAAACATTTCATTCGATAACGACTTCACGGTTGACGTGTTCCACGCCGAGACGACGGCGGGCTCTCGCCGTGGCGTGCGCGTGTACGGCGGCAGTTCGTCGATCGGCTGGCTGACGCTCCGGGGCAAGATCAGGATCGCTGCGGCCACCGTGCCGACCGCCTACGGTGTGTATACGCACGGTGCAGCTGGATCGATAACGTACAAGGTACAACTGCGCGATCTTGAGATCATCGGTCCCGCGAGCAACTTCGTGCCGTGGTCGCTAGGGGCCGCAAACGCGGCGGGCGAAGGGCGCGTAAGCGGGGTGCGTACCTACCCGGCAGCGGCGGTTCTGCCGACAAACTGGGTCGCTGATGTCGCCACAGTGACGCTGCCAGCATGACCGACAAACTCCTGCACTTCCTCGCCGGCAGCACGATCGCCGCTGCGCTCCTGCCCTTCGGGCCTGCACTCGCTGCCGCTGCCGTGCTTGTCGCAGGTATCGGGCGCGAGCTTGTCCGCCCGCCGTTCGACGTGCGCGATCTGATGGCGACGATTGCAGGCGGGGCGGTGATGATCGGATGGCTGGCGTGGATGTGATGACCGAAGAAGAACGCGATCGCCGGGCGCAAGAGGCGCAGTTGATTTGGGACAGCCAGATCATGCGCGAGGCCCGCGAGCACATCGAAAAGACGCTCATCAAGGGCTTTGCCGAGACGCCGCTGCGCGATGACGAGGGATTGAAGCGCATTCGGATGCTGTTCGAGGTTCACAAGTCCTACGAGTCGTTCTTCCGGGCGGTTCTGGACGACGGCAAGCTCGCGCGCCTCGAAATCGAGCGGAAAAAGACGATCGGCGAGCGCGTGAAGGGATTTCGCATCTAGGCGTAGGGCAATCGCCATAGACAAGGGCGCTTTCGGGCGTCCTTTTTTATTGCCCGTTCACTGGATACACGATGAACGAAGATCAAGCGACCACGCCGGCAACGGAAGTCGCGTACTCCGAAACGGACGCCGCGCAGGAGCTTCTTTCGCGCTGGAACGGCAAGCAAACCGCTGACGCCGAATCCACCGAGCAAGAGGCCCAAGCGGGCGAAGAGACGCAAACCGAAGCCGAGCAGCCGGAAGGCCAAGCAGAAGCCGAGGAAGAAGCCTCTGAGGCCGCCGCGGAGTGGGAAATCGAGTTTGGCGGCAAGACGTACAAGGCACCGAAGGGCACCCCGGAGGAACTTGCGCGTCAGGTGCAGGAGTTCGGCAAGAGCCTGCACGCCGACTACACGAAGAAGACCCAGGAAGCCGCCGAAATCCGCAAGCAGATCGATGCCGAGCGGCAGGCCGCGCAGGAACTTACGCGCCTGATTCACGAGCACGCCGATCTGGTCGCCGATTGGCGGTTCACGCAGCGCGAAATCGACAAGATCATGCAACAGGACTTGGCGTCCTTGAGCGAATCCGACCCGATGGCCGCGCTCAAGCAGCAAGCCATGCTCGTGCAGCTCCAACAAGCGCAGCAGCGCATTGGGGCGCAACTTCAGGGCTCCATCGCCGAGATGACGGCCAGGCAGCAAGCCAGCGTCAAGGAGGCGTTGGAGCGCGCCACGGCCGAACTGGCGAAAGACAAAGACCTGAAATGGAGCAAGGAAACGGCAGCGGCACTCACGGCCTACGGCAAGTCGCTTGGATTCAGCGACACCGAACTGGCCCAGGTATCCGACCCGCGCGTGGTCCGACTACTGCACAAGGCGCAGCAGTACGACGCACTGGTCGCATCCAAGCCCGCCGTGACGAAACGAGTGTCCGAGGCGCCGAAGGTTGTCAAACCAAACGCGGCGGGCTCGGCGCAATCCATTCAACGCACGCAGGCAGATGACGCCATGAAGCGGCTCGACCGAACAGGAACGGTCGATTCGGCTGCTCAAGCCCTGCTCGCGCGCATGAGATCGAAAGGAAGCAGGAAA